GCGCGACCGCTGCTTTTGCTGGCGAGCAATCAGGCGCGTACAAGGCGCTCTTTGCTATCTCCAAGGGGTTCGCCCTGGCTGACGCTGCAATCAAGATTCAGCAGGGTATCGCCTCGGCTGCGTCCCTTGGATGGCCAGCGATGATCCCGGCGCTTGCCAGTGTGGCAGCAGCAACGGGCGGCGTTATATCCACCATATCTGGCACAAACTTCTCCGGTCGCGCAATGGGCGGCCCCGTCCAAGCAAACCAGATGTACCGCGTAAACGAAGGCGGCAAACCGGAAATTTTCAACGCCGCCAACGGGCAACAGTACATGATGCCGAACCAGCGTGGCGAGGTGGTCAGCAACAAGGATGCGCAGGGTGGCGGCGAGCCAACTGTGATCGTGAACATCCAGAACAACGCAAGCGGCACCACGGCAACGGCCACAAGCAGCAAGGATGATCGCGGCACCATTATTGACGTGGTTGTATCTGACATCATGCAGAACGGCAGGGTTGCCCAGGCCGTCAACCGAACTACAGGCACGCGGAGGGCTGGCGGTTGAGCATTCTAAAGAGACTATACGCGTCAGGCGGCCCTGAAATCATCTACACAACCCTAGAGATAACGGACGGGATCACGACATATTGGTTGCTTCAAGGCTTTGAGGATTTAGTGCTTGGTGGGCAACTATACAGCGCAGTCCCTTTTGACGTGGCGCTACCCAAGCGCAACGCTAGCGGTATGCAAGACTTGAGCTTTGCCATCGACAACACAACAGGAGAGGTTGGCAGGCTGCTGCGCGAGGCCCTTTCGGCTGGGCGACAGATGACCGTCACCCTGCGCCAGTTCACCAGCGATGACGTGAGCGCTCCGGCCACTACGCCTATCACCTTCCAAGTCAAGACCGGCTCAATCAACAACTCAACCGCTCAGATCACGGCGGGCTACTTCGACCTGCTCAATACCGCATGGCCGCGCCGACTGTACGAGCTGGACACCTATCGAGGGCTGACATACCTATGATGCAGTTTCTCAAGTGCGAATATCTGGAGGGCGGTCGCGACTTCCCGCTGTACGACTGCTATGGGATCGTAATCGCCGTGCGTGCCGCTATGGGGCTTAGCCCGCTGCCGCCATACGAATCGATCCGCAAAGGGCCGGGCATGCATGAGGCTGTCACGGCAGAGATTCCGAACTATGCGCAGTGCGAGCCGCGGCAAGGCGCTATAGCCGTGTGCTGGCACGGCCCTTTGGCTAGGCACATCGGCATAGTGGTAGAATTGGACGGCGTTCTGCGCGTACTGGAAATCAACCCGCGCAAGAATGTAACCCTTTCAACTCTGGCCGTCTTTGAGCGCCGTTTCCGCCGCGTGGAGTACTTCACTTGATCAAGGTCTACCCGAGCCGACTGGAAGGCGAGCCGCTGGAGACGCACTCCATTGGCGGGCCGGTAAACCTTGCTGCGTGGCTATCGGATATTGCTGGCGTAGAGGTCAGCGAGCGCGAGATTCAGCCTGTCAATATCGACCTTAACGGCGTGACGCTGACCGACTTTAACGTGACGGTTGGCCCGTCTGACGAAGTGAGCATTTACCCCAACGTTAACGCTATCGGCGGCGTGGCATTTGCCACCTGGGCGAGCTGGGCGGCAATCGCTATCTCGGTCGCGTTCTCGATCTACACCTACCTGAACATGCCTAAGGCTGGATCAAATACCAGCCAGTCCCAAGGTAACGACCTTGATATGGCGACCGCGCGAGCTAACCAGGCGCGGGCTAACCAGGTTATCCGCGAATCGTTCGGCTATCAGCGAATATACCCTGACTACATTCAGCCGCCTTTCAAGCGATTTTTCAATCGCCGGCAGCAGTTCAACTTTTTCTGTATGTCGCTCGGGGTCGGTGAATATCAGCTATTGCCGGATCAAGTCTTTATCGGTGACACGCCGGTTTCCGTGTTCGGCGATGACGTGGCCTATGTTCTTTATCCGCCAGGCACTGACCTGTCCACCGACCCTAATGCCGAATTTTGGCACGTTGTGACAGAAGTTGGCGGCACCACTACCGGGGCTGGCCTAGACCTTTCAAGCACGAACGGCACAGACTCCCAGTCGGCAGTGCAAACCGTTCTGGCGGCAGGCTTGACACTGAATACCGTAGACGGCGCGGACGAATGGCCGGAAAGCTGGGGGGTAGGTCTAATTCTGACGGTATCGCTACCCCAACCCGTAACCGTTTCCGTGGGAACTGGCGGAGCTAGCCGCCTGTCTGGCAATTTTGACGACCTAGACCCGTTTGTAGGAATGAAGATAAGCCTAGATGGGGACGAGGTGGGCGACTACACGATTGCTGTTTATTCTCCAGCTGTCGCCCCGGTGCCGGGCGTTGGCGGGTCGCCGTCTTCTATTCTCGGCAGTGCTTCGCCAGCCACTTACGACTTTTCAGGCTCGCCATCCGTTTTCTCTATCGACTTTCAGGGTGACACCTTTGTTATTCAGCTAACCGCTGATTATGTGAACATGAGCGGTCTTATTGACAGCATCACAGATCAGCTAACCGGCTCTGGCCTAGCTGCGCAAGACAGCTCTGGGCGCGTCCGCGTGGTTGAGCCTTTAAGCCCATATCTTGGTGGCGTTATATCTGCGTCAGGGTTGCCCGTTTCCGTGTTCGGTGCGTCGCCAACCTTTACTGTCGGTACAGCGTCAACCGGTGGTACGCCAGGCCAGGACGCATACCTTGAGCTTGAGTTCGATGATGGCGTGACCGCTGTCGGCATTGCCAATGGCCTGCGTCGGTTTGCTATTGGCTATCGGAATATGCAGTACACCATTACCGCCAAGACAACCACACAGCTAACCATCAACCGGCTGAATGATACTGGCGCTGTAGATGCAGGATGGACAGGATGGACGACTCGATATCTGACTGACTCGACTATAGGCACCGATGGCGCAGGCGGGGCCGGGGTTAATTGGATCGGCCCATTTATGGCGTGCCCGCCAAGCGAGCTGACCGATGTATTTGAGTATGATGTGTTTTTGCCTAACGGTATCGGCTCTGTTGATAAGAAAGGACGCCCAATATCTATATCTTTAGGGACAGAGCTGCAATGGCGGGACGCCACCGTTGGTGGCGCTTGGTCGTCTGCATCATGGGGGTATGAGGACTCAAACCCAAATCAAATTGGGTTCACCGAAGTAGTGAATTTACCCTACGCAATGCGCCCCCAGGTGAGAATGCGCAGAACCACGGCTGTCAGGTCTGGCTCAAGTTCGCGGGATGCAATCAACTGGTACGGCCTGCGCTCCAGGCTGCCAGCGCCAACCAGTTATGCCGACGTTAGCATTATGACGATGGTTGTCCGTGGTGGCGACCGACTCAGCCAACAGTCGGAAAACAAAGTCAGCCTAGAGGCTATCCGGGTGCTGAATGGTGCGCCATCGCGGTCTATACAAGACGCCATCGATTATGTGCTTGAGGATCTTGGCGTCCCATCGACCGCTATTGATGACGCAGCTATAGCGCTGCTGCAAGCTAACTACTGGGGGCCGCGCGGCGAAACCTACGACCACCAGCACACTACGCAGCAAGTCGCCCGCGACACACTGCAAGGCATGCTGGCTGCTGGCATGTCACACCTGACTATCAATGAAGGCAAAGTGTCCGCCAAGCGCGAGGGCGTACAATCTGCGCCGCTGCAAACCGTCACGCCGCTACAGATGACGCAGCCGCTCGAAAGCAAGTTCACGGCCCTGTCACCAGATGACTATGACGGCGTGGACGTTGAGTTCATGAACGAAAACACGTGGTCTATTGACACCGTTAAGTGCCGCTTGGATGTGGTTAACCCGGTCAAGATTGAAAAGATTCAGTTGGACGGCGTTACTGACCGCGACCGGGCTTGGCGCATCGGCATGCGGCAGCTACGCAAGCGCCGGCTCCAGCGATGGGAATACTCGACTGAAACTGAAATGGACGCGCTTAACTGCGAGTATCTAGACCGCATCGCGCTGGCTGAGGACGCAGTAGGCTATAGCCAGTCCGCCATGATTGTCGCAGTCGGTGGCGATGTGGTGGAAGTCAGCGAGAAAATTGACTGGGCCGGCATTGCTGATCCTCGCGCCCGCGTTCGTCGCCATGACGGCACAGCGACTGCGCTATTCACGCCAGAGCGAATTGACGACTACACCATGCGCTTGCCTGGCCTGTCTGCCGACTTCACGCCGGACACTTCATTCCTGATTGAGCCGTGCGCGTTGCACTTCGGCTCGGCTAACCGCCTGGAATATGCCGCCATGGTTATCGAGGTAAGCCCCGATTCTGAGGGAAATTGTAAGCTAAGTGCGGTAGAGTATCG